TTAGGAATGTCCAAAGACCACGTTGTGTTCACATCTTATAGTTCGAAACACGAGTTCTTTTGGTCTGACGAGAATCAGGACTTCCTGTTTCACTTGGACGATGACCCTGACGAAAAAGATATGTTAGAAGTACACTGCCCGAACATAGTAGCAATGAACCATTGGGAGAATCCTAATTGGGAAGCAGAACTAACTAAACTTGTAAACCCTGATTGGTAATAGTATGGCAAGTCTAAATTGGAATAACTTAGAGAAATCAGCAGACACGTTAACTGATTGGTTTGCTTTATATGAACTATCAGTCAGGGAGATTGATATTACAGAACGGCAGATTGATATACTTAATTCTCAATCAAATTTCTTTAATCCAAGTAAGTACAAGGAAGATTTAGAATATTTGAAAAAGAGACTTCTTGATTATTACAATCTTAAAGATGTATCTAAAGAGAAAGTATTGGAATACGATAATGAGTAGAAAAGAAAACATATTTTTCAAATGGGGAGTCAATGTATTTGACTACAAGAAAAAAGAATACGGTGGATACAATCATTGGACTGCACGTCATATCTTCAGAAATCAAGTATCATATCTAACTATTTACTTAAAGAAAGAATGGAAGATTGAGTTGATACACGAAGACGATGACCAATTCTATGATGGATATCACAATTCATTATGGATTGGCCCAATAATGTTTTCATATGGAACTTAAATGAATAAACCTTTACCATATAACCCGTGGGTTCCATCAAAGTTGTCAGAAAAACAATCAAAATTTCTGACAAGATTATTAGAAGATGGAAAGTTAAATGAACCTGAAGAACATTCGGTTCAGTACGCGTTAGAACACGGACAATACAACGAAGGACAACGAATATTATTTATACAGTTATCTTATAGAGAAAAATATCTATAAATTCAAAAACTATAATAAGAAAATGAGTAGAAAACAAAATAATATTATTTTGGACAACGTTCAAGGACGTAATCATACAGACGAAGAAGTTCTTTATGATGGACTTGGATTGATGACTATAGAAGAGCTGAAAGAGTTACCTACTCATAGGTTATTGTCATACTTCAAGAAACACGTACAACGTCTTCCTTCTCTCGTATCAAATTGGGGATACTGTGATTGTTGTGGTGAACGTAATGTATACGATGATAGGGACATAGAAAAGTTTCGTAGTTGGGATATAGTAGCCAAAATAGCAGACAGATACAAAGACGAAGTAAAAGAAATTTTAGCAGATAGGGAACATATAGAATGAGTAAAATAGAAAGAGAAGATTATAAAACTGAAGATGTTATAACAGCTAAAAATGGTGTATATAAAGTATATGTAGACTATTATTGGTGGTGTGAATATGGTGACCCGAAGCGAGCGATAATATATAAAGGATTTGCTCCACAGTGTAATTCAGACCGTAGAATTTTGGAAGGAAGTAATCCACCATATAAAGAATGTGAGATAGTTCAAATTCCGGTAGCTTACAGAGAATGGGAAGTAAAAAATTATTAAGAAAATGAAAATAACTTTTATCAGCGATACACATAGTAAACACAATCGAGTCACGGATGACTTGATGGACGGTGGGGATGTTATCATCCATAGTGGAGATATATCTTCTATGGGATACGAACACGAAGTTCTTCTGTTTCTTCAGTGGTTTGACAAACTTCCATATGACCGTAAGATATTTGTAGCAGGTAATCACGATTATTACTTCGAACAATATCCAGGGAAACAAAAGGAAATACTTTCTAAGTTTCCTGACATAACATATCTTCAGGATTCTCACACAATGTTGGGAGAAGAATGGGAAGACTATAGAGTTAAAGTATGGGGTAGTCCTTGGCAACCGAGATTCTATAATTGGGCATTCAATCTTGACAGAAACAGTGACGAGATAGAAGAGAAGTGGAAGATGATTCCCGATGACACAGATATACTTGTCACACACGGCCCACCACACGGGATACTTGATTGGGTGGCGTATGACCACACAAACGCAGGATGTGAACGAATGAAACCAATAGTAGACCTTGTAAAACCAAAGGTACACGTATTCGGGCATATTCACCAAGGATATGGTATGACAGAAGAGAATGGTACAATATTCCTAAACGCATCCGTACTCAATGGACGATATGATTACGCAAACAAACCTGTCAACATTGACTATAACAGAGTAACAGGAAAAGTAACATTACTATAATGGATTTTGAAAAGGTTAAAAGACAGGTAGAAGAAAATGCTGGCCCAACTTGGGAAGAGTATTTCCGAGATATAGCAAAGACAGTAGCAACAAAATCAAAAGACCCGAAGACTAATATCGGGGCAGTAATTGTTGGACGGGATGGAGAAATTGTTTCCACGGGATACAATTCTTTTCCGAGGGGGTTAGATGATACTAAACCTGAACGATTTGAAAGACCCAATAAATACTTCTGGTTTGAGCACGCGGAACGTAACGCAATTTATAACGCAGCGAGAGTAGGGACATCTACAAAAGGATGTACCCTATATCTTGACCATTGGTTTCCGTGTGCAGATTGTGCGAGAGGTATAATCAATGCAGGAATCACTACGATATATTGTGAACCACTTAACGAAGATGAAGACAATCCACAATATATGGAATCATTTGTTCAGTCAAAAGAAATGTTGGAAGAAGCAGGTGTTCAGTTGAAATATTACGAAGACTGATATTTATATCTACTATGGCAGACTTTAGTAGATACAACACAGCAACAAATGACCCGATAAGTAATCAAGAACTTATTGAATTATCTCCAACATTTAGAGATATAAGAGAGAGAATATCTAAATACTTCCTTTCGCCTACAGGTAGAATAACACTAAGTGGAATATTTCCTGAAAATGAAATCTCACTTGACAAGTATCTTCTTAATGAAGTAAATGTTATTTCAGGAACACATATGCAATTTATTGTACAGATAAAGTACGAAGATAGATTGTATCTTTTCACATCTCCTGAATTTCTACAGAAACTAATCGGTTCTTACAGTCAGAATAATCCTTACCTTGTATTATCAACTCTGTCACAGATTGTAAAGTTTGACGCAACTCCAATTGTCAATAAAGCACTTTCATTTTCTGAAGACGAAAGAAATCAGGGTGTTCAAATGAGACTAAATAACTTTGTAAAACTTACCTATAATTCAGAGACAGAAGAGCGAGAAGTAGAAGTTCTGTATGAACGATTAGTACGATATATAAATTGGGCTATAACAAAACCAAGTCAGAATTTTGACGAACGATTACTACCCGTTGAAAATCTACTAAGATACACAAAGATTGAAATAGATAACGAAGCACTTCAACAAGAAAGAGAATCTGAAGAAGAGGATGATGAATCTAATGACGATTCCGATAACGGTGGTAGTTCAACTACGGGGGATGATATCTCTGAAGAGGGTAGAGATGATTATGTCTTCAAAGAATCCACGGAATAAATTTACTTTCTGATATTTATTAGAAAGTGAGTTAGTTTATGGACAAACAAAAGTTAGTTGTAAGTTGGGAAAAATATATTTCAATCCACAACACGGAATTCATTGACTATATTGCCAACTATAGAAATAGAGTTATGGATATAATGGTGGATAACCTTATAAAAGCACATCTACAAAAAGAACCATCATTAGTACTATTCAGATTTTCTAAAACCACTATCGTAACAGTAGCCTATCTTTCAGATTACGAAGTGATACTCAAAAGACTTATGGACATTTGTAAGAGGGTAGAGTTGTATGAGAACTGTGCCAAGATTCACAAACATTTCAAATCGTTACAAAAAAAGACTAAACCAAGTTCAGTTACGAGAACTTTAACTACATAAGAGAAGTATGGCAAATAAAGATAAAACGCCACCAAGAGGTAAAATTAAATTTAGTATTACACTTTCAGATGAACAAAAAGAAGCGAAGGCAGAAGTCCTAAGACATCCGTTTAACTTCCTACAAGGACAAGCGGGGTCAGGTAAAACATTACTTGCCGTACAAATTGCCTTGGATGATTTCTTTATGAGAAGAGTAAATAAAGTTATTATTACAAGACCAACTGTATCAAATGAAGACAATGGATACCTTCCAGGTTCTTTGACTGAAAAGATGGAACCTTGGTTAGTACCTATCCGTTCTAATATGAGAAAGGTATATAACAAACCACAAATACTTGAAAAGATGGAAGAGAACGAACAGATAGAGTTAGTATCACTTGCTCACTTCCGAGGTAGAACATTTGACCACGCTACGGTTATCGTAGATGAATTCCAAAACCTAACTAAACCACAACTTGGTATGGTACTTGGTAGACTTGGTAAAGGTTCTACTATGATACTTACAGGTGACCCACAACAATGTGACCTAAAGTTTGAGAACGATTCAGCCATTCACGAAGTTCCTAAACTAAAACCTTCGGCTTACGTGTACACCAAAACATTACAGGATAATCACAGACACGAAGCATTGTCAGAGATATTACAACTCCTTAATGGACACTATCACTAACCTATATATCGGCACTAAACTGAAATTAGTGCCGATAATTTGCTTTTTTTCTTGACATTGATTAGAATTATTCGTAAGTTACGTATGTAATAATTGATGACAACCTAATCCCTTACTGATATGAGTTACACAAACTTCGATAGACACGAAAATATGTCCAAAGAAACTCTTGAAGAGATAATGGACTTGACGATGTATCGTTCAGAAGAAAGAGGTAGAGTTCCTTTCAGTCTAAAAAACAAACTCTATGGTCTGTTTGACGGGTATCTTTATGATGACCTTCTGACAGAAGCGGATGAGTTTGGAGATGAAGAACTCGTTGAACGAATTGAGAAGATTGTTGTTGAAGTTTCTTCTTACCCTTCAGGACAAACACAAGTTTAACTCTAAATAAATAACTGATATGGAAACATTAGAACTAACTCCCGAAGTACGATTGGCATTAAGTTATGGAATGTCAGAACTTGAAAATGGTGGCGATTGGTCTTACTACGCATCTCTTGACGGAAGAGAAGACGAAGTTAAAACTGTTCTTGAAGGAAAAGAAAAAATATGGGAAGTATTGAAAAAAAGTTCTTGACTTTCTCATAAATTCTTTGTAAGTTACGTATGTAATAAATGATAACAACCTAATCCCTTATATTATGACTGCTAAGATAACTTGGAGTGGAACTTCTGACTTTTCTGACCGTGAACTTGATGGTGAAGCACTTGGATGTTTCGCACGTGGAGCCACAGGTCGTGTGTGTTTGGTAATGGTTGGTCATCCCGAAGATGACTTCTTTTCTACTGAAGGTTTTGAACCTTCTACACTTGATGAAGTCCGAGAATGGGCTGAGTCCGTTGAAGGTGGTTACTTAGACTATTAATTTTAACAAAACAGGATAATACAATGGCTGGAAAACTAATACTATTTATTGTAGCAGTAGCACTGTATTCAATTGGAATAGTTGTTATTGAAGCAGAAACTACAAGTCAACTTCAGGAATATCTATATGACGTAGGTGGAGTACTGATAATACTCTTAGGTGGATTTGTACAAACAAGAACAGAGGTACTATGAAACTCACAGACGAATTTGATGTAATGATGACTGCTGTCCAAGAAGATTACGATTTGATTAAACGTAATAAAGAAAGTAAATACTTGGATGACTATGAGAAAGGTTATATTGACGGAGCGGATGAAGCATTTTCATCTATGATGACGTTATTAAAAGCCATTAGAAGTAAGATAGAAAAGTTAGAAGACGAACAAGACACGGAGATTTGATATGAGTACTTATAGTAAACTACGAGACTTACAGAATCAATATCAGGAAGAACTTAACACTCGTAAAGAAGACGGTCAAAGCGGTGATAATGTGAAACTACTTGAACGAATTGTAAAAGATTTGGGAGAAGTTTCTACATACGCTTCTTGGGATGAATTTCCTGAAGATATGGGACGATAATTATGAGATATAGAACAGCACACGAACGAGAAAGAGACGAATTTAAACGTAGAGAATTAGAGTTTGAACTTAGACACGAAGACCGTGCTATGGAACGTGAAAGAAAGATTCTTGGAACTAAAAAATTCAAAAAGAAGTACGGATTGAAATGAGTGACGAAGAAATGAACGCGATAATCGCCATATTTATGGGTGGACGTTATGAATTTGACGGAGACCCTGAATGGGGTGGTGGTTGGACTTGGGTAGGACTTGTGGAAGGTAAAAAGTATTGGGTAAATACAGATGAATTGAAATATAACACTTCGTGGAAATGGTTACTACCTGTACTGATGAAGATATATAAAGATTATGGGGTTGTAATTCTCCCATACTTCAGTGTACGAAATACATATCTTTCCGTGGTAGAATTTCTTTTAAAAAATGAAAATAGTTCTTGACATTGGTTGGAATTATCATTAAGTTACGTATGTAATGATTGAGTGATAACCCAAAACCCTGATACTATGAGTCACGTAACTAACTTTCTTGATGAATTAGAAAACAAACCCAAAAATACATCTCCTATGTCAAAGTTTGAAGTGTGGTTAGAGAAAGTAAATGAAGAACGAAAAGAATATTGGGACGAAAATTATTCCTATCGTGAGTACAGTCCACTGACCTACAAAAAAGGACGTAAGTACATTAAAATAATTGACGAAGGTTCTGTTTGGGCATTCGTTTCAATGAAAAATGGTGACGTTAAAGGTTCTCGTGTGAAGTTTGGTGACCTTTTGAAACCCGCAAGTTACAACTCTCCCGCTAAGCACGCTCGTGGGAATATCTTCGAAGGAACCGCCCGATATACTTTTTGGGGCCCTGTTTACATTAAATAATAGAACTATGACAAATGATGAACAAATGGCAAAGGACTTAAGTGAGTCATATGGTGTGACTCACGAAGAGGAACGAGAAAAGGCAATTGAGTTAAAAGAAAAATTCGGTGACCTAAGTTATTTGGTCATAGAAGAAATCTTGGATAATAACTCAAAGTGTATAGGTCACTATAAGACAAATTTTAATAGAGTGACCATTAGACAATGGTGGATTGATGTACGAAATGAACTTGATAAACTAAACAATTAATAAATAAACGTTATGCAGAAACTAATACTTGGACTCTTTGGAATAATACTAACCATTTCAATAGTTGGAACTGTATTCTACTACCAAACAGAAGAAATTGTGACAATAACAGTAATGGACAAGGAACGGATAGTTGAATCCGATGGTGAATCAACTACTTCGAAATATCTTATCTTCACAGAAGCCGAAACCTTTGAGAATACTGACCTACTATTCAAAGGTAAATTTAACTCTTCAGATATCCAAGGACAACTACAGGAAGGAGAGACTTACACGGTGGAAGTTATTGGATGGAGAGTACCGTTCGCAAGTATGTACCGAAACATTGTAGAAATACAGGAGTAATACGATGAACATTTGGGAATTTTTAGACAAACATTTCGTAGGAATATTTTGGTTACTATTTTTCCTGATATTCTTTGGAACAATGACTATTGCAGAAATATTTGGATGTTGACTTGACATTTATTAAATAATTGTTTATATTATACATATGGGTAAACAAGTAGCTGACAATACTGAAATGCAACTAACTACAACTCTCAAAGAACACGAGGGTAAGTTATACGCAATCACAAAAGACCCTGCACAAAGAGGACTTGTGAAAAATGAATACGTCCCTATAGGTCAGTCTTTAGTTTATCCAAAGGAATGGGGAAAGAAAGAAGGTTCCCTAAGACTTGTGAGATTATTAATTGATGACCAACAAGAAATTATTAAGAATGCGGAAGAACGTCTTAGTAAATTAGAAAAGTTGGAAAAAGAACTTGAAGATTTAAACATTGACTAAGAATCAATCATTACAGCAGAGGTAAAGGGATAGGCCCTTGTGTCTGATAGGCACTTGGGCTTTTTTTTATATAAATTTAAAAGTAAAGATATAATGGAAAAGAAAATACTTTATATTGATATGGATGGAGTCTTAGCAGACTTCGAACAGGGAATGAATAATTGGTATGACAGGTATCCAAACCTAAAGGAAAGATGGGAAACACATCCTGACCATATCCACGGAATATTCAGAGAATTGCCACCAATTGAAGGTGCGGTAGAATCTGTTTGGACATTGGCTGATAGTGGTAAGTATGATATGTACATTGCCACAACTGTACCTTGGGGAAATCCTAACGGAGCAACTGACAAACGATATTGGATTGAAAAGCATTTTGGTAATCTATTTCATAAAAGATTATTCACTACTCACAGAAAAGATTTACTTATTGGTGACATTCTTATTGATGACCGAGACAAGAACGGAGCAGGTGACTTCAAAGGACAACATATAAAGTTCGGTTGGAGTTATGAAAACAAAGAATGGAATCCTTATCCAAATTGGAATAGGGTTCTTAACGAATTACTTTAACTAAAAAATAAATACGTATATATTTATATATACATAAATACTAACAAACAAGGGAGAAATATATGAAAGAAGATTACACACATATATTGTTCATCATTGATGATAGCGGTTCGATGCGAAGTCTTATCGAAGATTCTATTGGTGGATATAACACGTTCATAGAAGAACAAACTAAACTTGACGGAGAAGGAAGAATTGACACGATTACTTTTGGTAGTCCACGTAATTTCAAATACCTTTACCAAGATAGAGATGTAAATGAAGTACCTGAATTGACCGAGAATGAACACGGTGCTCATAGTGGTGGTACAGCGTTACTTGACGCAATCGGGCAAGGTATTCAAGACTTAGGAAAGTTCCTACGGGAAAAGGACGAGTCTGAAAGACCTACTAAAGTATTGGTTAATATCTTCACAGATGGAGAAGAAAATTCTTCAATAGAGTTTTCAGCAGACCAAATACAAGAAATGATTAAGGAACAGACTGACAAGTATGATTGGGAATTTGCTTTCTTAGCATCAGACCTATCAGCATCTAACTTGGCTAAATCAATTGGTATTTCCAATGTAGCATTTACTGACAAGGGTTCTAAGGGTATGAAAGATGCTTACACAGCTATGACCCTAAACGCGGCTTCTTACCGAACGAGAGGTGTTTCTATGGACGTACAGGCAACATATGACACTGAGAAAGCTAAAGACGAAGATGAAACAGTGAGTACATCATAATGGAACTCACAGAACAAGAAAAGGTAATATACGATGACTTGAAGTTCGCCGCTGATGTCAGTGAAGAACGAGTAAAGGATACCTTACTACTTTACGCAATGACACCACAGTTCAGTATGGACGATGTTATGAAAGTAAAGGGTATTTTACAAAAAGAGTTAGGACGAAAAATAGGATAATGGAAAAAACGATACCAATAGTTCCTGAAACTCCAATTACTGATTCAACATTTGAAAGACAGGGTTGGAGAAAACATAAGGCAATAGATTTCGAAGGATATGAAGATTTATCAGAACCCGATGAAATTGATATAGGTGACGATGAACCATATTTTTGGTCTCTACCGTTACCGAAGGAGAGAAACGATAAGTACTCTCCTTTATTGGTATCTAATTCCAATGATGACTTGATTCTACTTGGTAATATGGGGTTAAAGCCTGGACAATACTTTGTAGAGATATTTGATTTGGATGGATTGGGATTCTGTACTTCAGAAGAACAATTAGATATTCTATACAGAAGTCTGACAAACCGTTATATCGAAGATTAATATAATGACATTTTGACAGTTAGATAAAGTTGGTACGGTACTTGTACTATTACTAACAAACATTTTAACTTAAAATCAAAATACATTTAATTATGACAACAATGACAAAGAAAAACGGAACAACGGAATTCGACTCAATGTTTGAAAACCTAATGGATGAAATCTTCACACCCGTCAAACGAGGGTCAAGACTGAAAGAGTACAGTTACATCGAACAGAACGATGACTTGATTACACTGTACATTAACGCTACAGGTCTTGGAAAGGATGATATCGAGATTAAATATAGAGATGGTCATTTGATTATCAAAAGTAATCTTGATGAAGAAGAACTAACACCATTGGTCAGAAACATTGGTCACAGATTTCGAGTACCGAAAGATTTCAAAGGTGAATCAGCAACCGCTCATTTCAAGAATGGTATACTGACTATATCTTTGGAAAAGGATGAAGAAAAAACAAAAGAGACAGTTATAAAGATTAACTGAAACAAAAAAAAAGATAAGTTACGTTATACAAAGGGGAATTGAATAAATTCCCCTTTTTTTATTTCTCTATATTTATATATATAAAATTAACAAGGATATTATGAAATTCGAATACAAAGAAAAAACACTTTCACATTTAGAAGCAATTAGCAAACGAGCAGAATTGGTTGACCAAATGTTAAATGGAAATCGTCCTGTAAATCAGGTTCAAGCTAAAAAAGCTATACAAGAAATTCAACGATTGGTTGAGTTGTCAACTAATATTGTAGACATATCTTAATATGAGATTCAACACATTCCTATTGGGATTTGTTGCACTATGTGTGGCGGGAGCCGCTGCATTCTTTTCTGTAACAGGTCTCTCTAAACTATTCGCGGGAGCAAGTCTTGCTATTATTCTTATGGCAGGTTCATTGGAAACTGCCAAGTTGGTAGTAGCATCTTATCTTCACAATTATTGGGAAACAATTTCCAAATTAATGAAGACATATCTTATAACCGCAGTTGTAGTTCTTATCTTGATTACTTCAGCAGGTATATATGGATTCTTGACAGCGGCTTATCAAACTACGGCAGACGAACTTGCTATACTTGATAGACAGACTGAAGTTATAGAGTTAAAGAAAGAGAGATTTGAAGAACAACTTCAAGATTATAGACAAGAACAACAACAATTAAGTGAGTCTATTACCAACCTAAACGAAGGATTGGCTAACAACACTATTCAATATACGGACACACTTGGGAATGTGATTACAACTACATCCTCTGCCACAAGACGAGCATTGACAGCACAGTTGGATGACCAACAAGAACAACGTACATTTGTCAGACAACGTATTGAAGCACTGACAGATTCCGTGACATCCTTAGACATACAGGCATTAGACTTACAGGCAGGGTCAGAGGTGTCAGCAGAGGTTGGCCCACTTCGTTATATGGCAGAGATTACAGGACTACCAATGGCAGATATTGTAAACTATTTCGCCTTACTTATCGTCTTCGTGTTTGACCCACTTGCCGTAACAATGATTATTGCATTTAATCAGGCTTGGGCAGTTGACAGACGTAGAAAGAAGAAAGAAAATGTTGAAGAGAGTAAAGAGAGGGGATATAAAGTATATAACGAAGGTGACGAAGATGAAGATGTATCTATGACATATTCTGAAGAGCCTGAAGAAAATCCACGTAAAGATTGGAAATTTACTGTTGATATGAGTGAAGAAGAATTTCCTGACGAAGTTAATATACCAAGTGTTCAGGTTGACGAAGATTCATTTGTACCTAATACAGATGTCACAGAATCAATTGATAAAGATATGACTGACGAAGAGCGGGATTCTGTAACTCGTGGTAGAGAAGAATTTAATATTTCAATTGGTGGTGAGCCTGCTCAAATTGATGATGTAAGAAATACTACGGGATATGGAAGTTCTATATCTGAACCAACTTCGTCCGAAAAAAAAAAGTAGACGAGTTAAGTAATTTAAAAAAAGACATATCCCGCAGACCGATTGATATTGGTGGAGACGGACGTATTGACGGATATGATACGGACGGTGACGGGATGATTGACGAGATAGTAGCATCTACTTCAACAAGAGCACAGCACATAAGTAAAGGACATACCAAACCTTATTATGCACAACCTAACTTTAATTGGAAGAATACTTCTAATTGGATTAATGACCAAAACGCTATAAATTATTGGTTGACATATATAAAAGGTAAAGGTAATAATGACCCTGATGACTTTACTACTAAGATATATTAAAATATATTTGTTTTTTATTGTATTTTTTTGTATATTGTACTTGTAAATCCTAATAAACCAATAATTTATGAATCTTGGATACGCTTGTATTAATATGACACTTGGTGACCAAAAACCGAGAGTCACTACTAATCGGACGATGATTAAACGTACATTTAAAGAGAAAGGTATTGAATATGCTTCTGAATTAGCATTACAAAATGTTCAAGACCTGTACAAGATTATGGAATGGAATGTTGACAGACATATTAATCTATTTCGTATTTCATCTGAGATATTTCCGTGGGCATCTGAATATGAATTGAAAGACTTACCTGATTACGAAGAGATTAAGAATACATTACAGTATACAGGTATGTACGCACGGGATAATGGAATAAGATTAACAACACATCCAGGCCCATTCAATGTATTAGTTTCGCCAAGACCACACGTTGTAGAAAACACGATTACAGACCTTACAATACACGGTGAACTATTCGACCTACTTGGATTAGAGAGAAGTCCTTACAACCTAATTAACATACATTGTAATGGTGTGTACGGTGACAAGATGGGTGCTATGAACAGATTCATTGAGAATTTCAAACGATTACCTGAATCAGTACAGACAAGACTGACAGTAGAGAATGATGACAAGGCATCAATGTATTCTGTGAAAGACCTAATGTACATCCACGAGAATACAGGAATCCCTATCGTCTTTGATTACCACCACTACAAGTTCAATACAGGTGGACAGTCAGAGCAAGAAGCATTAGAATTAGCAATGAGTACGTGGGGAGACGTGAAACCTTTAGTTCACTATTCAGAGTCAAAGGCATTACACGAAAACGATGACAGTATTAAAGACCAAGCCCATTCAGATTACATCAATGACCTACCAAAGTTATATGGTAACGATGTAGATGTTATGGTAGAATCAAAAGCAAAAGAAAAAGCAATCCTACCTTTTATCGGAGAACAAAGACGATGTGAATATAGTGGATTGTTAAGACCAGAGGAATACGAAGATGGATAGTTTAAATATTAAAAGAACACCTGTTAATGTTGAAAGAGTTGATAGGTTATGTGAATTATGTAGTGGTGTAATGAAACCAACGGCAAAACCAACAAACGAAAATCCACCACGATATCAACATACTTGTCCAAAGTGTGGGCATATTGAAATGTACAGACAGCCCTATCCAACATATGTTTATACAGAGAGGCCACCTGACAATGATTAAAGGATTGAAGACCGTATTAAAAATGATATTTGATTTTTCAGGAGTTCCATTTGAGTTTTGGTACTCTTCCTTTATAATGATATTATTTATTGTACATTTGAATATATCACAACCGAGTCCTAACGCAGGAGTTGCTATAGCATTAATCATTATGTCAGTTTTCTTTTTTGTAGCAGGGTTGGTTAAAGAATGGAAAGGTAATGAATGAATTTGAATTAATAGAATTTTGGTTTGTAGAAGAACCTATAAATGAGAGATGTAGAGTAAATGAATAACATAGACAAGCAGTATAAAGGATTACTTATTGATATCCTACAGAACGGAGTCAAGAAAGAGGGACGAAATGGTACAACCTATTCCGTGTTCGGAAGACAGATAAGACACGATATGAGAGAAGGATTTCCACTTCTTACTACCAAGAAAATGTATTGGAAAGGAATTGTAGGAGAACTACTTTGGTTCTTATCGGGTTCAACTGACATCCGTGACTTATGGGAGCGTAATGTATTTATTTGGGATGGTGATTGGTATAAGAATTATAAAAATAATACACCTGACCCTTATTCTCTGGACGAAATTAAATATATTGTCACAAGACAAGACCACGGATTACCTGATGAATTGTTTGACCTTGGCCCAATCTACGGAGCACAATGGAGAGATTGGAATGGTGACGGTATTGATTCGTTAGAAGAGTTTATTCAAAATAACAAAGGACGGATAGACCAAATACATAATTTATTAAAAAGTTTAAAAGAGGCTCCTGATTCTCGTAGAATGTTAGTCAATGCTTGGAATGTAGGTGAATTGGATAATATGGTTCTACCACCTTGCCACTACGGGTTCCAAGTTTGGACGAGAGAATTGACATTCGAAGAGAGGGTAGAGTATAAATATCCTGATATGGATGATGAAAGTTTGTGTAGTGACGAACATTTGGATTCTGCAAACGTTCCGAAGCGTGGTGTTTCTTTAATGTGGAACCAACGTTCAGTTGATACACCACTTGGACTTCCATTCAACATCGCTTCATATGGATTACTATTAGAGATGATAGCGAATGAAATGAATATGGTTCCATTAGAACTAATCGGGAATCTTGGGGATACACATATCTATGAGAATCAGGTAGAGGGAGTGGAAGAACAACTAACAAGAAAAGGACATCCACTTCCACAGGTTATATTAGAAGATGGTATCTATTCACACGAGGGAGATATACACTTGGAAAATTATGTAAGTGAAGAAACAATTAAATTTCCATTGAGTAATTAATATGAAAGAGTATAAAGTAAATGATGAATTTAATGTACACGGACACGGAAAGGTATATACATTTTCTGACGAGATAAATTTGGATTATAAATCATTGATAGAAGAGGGAATTATATTAGATGGTGAAGTATTGGAAAGTGGAACATTTACCATAGAGCCCTTTTCATTGGGAATGGTTCCAACTGATACACGGACATATGGAGTATTAAAAGATAAAGATAGAGTATAAAGTTATGACAAGAGAAGAATTAAAACAAGATATAGAGGCATATAATACGGTACGGGATACTACTAATCCACACGTTACGTATTTTATTAAAGAATATAAAGAGAGAGCGGAGAAAGATGGTATAACATTACTACAAATGAACTTACCTTCATCATTAGTAGCAATACATCCTGAAATTGGACTATTGACTAATTCAGATGTAGTTGATGAAATAGACGATATATCAGATGTATTTACTCACGTATTTGTAGCAAAGACTCAATCAGTTTATGGTGGAGTAAAGACCGAAAAAGTTGACGAACGTTATGATTCTTTAGAAACCGGATATTGGTATTCAAGTGAACAGTTGTATGATATGTTACGTATCAGAAAAGCTAAAGGATACGATATAGCGGCATTATTTGATTTTGGAGTTGTAGATACTGACAAAGATAATCCGTGGTTAATGTTAAGATACGCAAGTTTATCATTTGACTATACTATTGAAAGTTTGGAAAGAGAGATACAGGATAAATGGAAATAACCAAGCCAAAGAGAGTAGATAAGAAATGGGGTTATGAACTATGGGTTCATAATGATGAAGAGTATTGTGGGAAGTTGTTAGTATTTCCTGAAGGTGGTATGGGATTCTCAATGCACTATCATATAAAGAAGAAAGAAACGTGGTATGTTCAGGAAGGAGCATTCACCTTTGAGTGGATTGATACTGAAGAACCTAAATTACATTCAACTACAATAATAGCAGGGCAGTCCGTTGTTATTGAGAGAGGACAGCCACATAAATTAACACCACAAGTTGACGGTTCAATTATATTTGAAGTATCAACTGAACATTTTGACGAAGATAGTTACAGAATATACAGAGGTACACCAGCAGAACTTTTATGAGTTACGTAACTATTAGGATACCCGATATAAAAGATTTTAAGAGAGAGTTAAGCGAGAATCCTGAACGAATTAAGTACTACGCAAAATATAGTGGGTACACAGGAAGTTCAGAATCAATGGATTATTTAATATTAAAACTAAAAGAGTACTATGAGAGTAGAAAAGATTGACATACAACGTCAAGTTACAGAAGAGGAACTAAAAGAGTATAGAAAACGTTCAATTCGAGAAGAGACCGATGGGAGAATTATCGGGTGGACAGGATTAGACTTTGAGTCAGACCTTCCAATAGCCACAATTGATGTTGGTGGGGAATACGAACGAATAGATTTGGTAAATCCCGAAATAGTAGAGACATCAGATGATAGACTTGTTTATTTTGAACTTGACCACGAAAAGGATGGTAAAGTAAGAAAGACAGTCAGACATAAATGGATTAAGGTTAACACATCTAATTTAGGTGAAGTTATTTTTGAGGCTTCACGGGATGAATGGAAGAACCGAGACCAATTGATGGAAGATATGGGTTTGTTTGAAGCAGTCACTGCTCAAAGATTAATTGACGCACTTAATGGTATTGCACCTAATAGTCCTGAACGTAGATACAATCCACAGGTAGTTAAACAAAGAGACATAGGACGTAACGAGAAAGTTATGTTACAGTCTCCCGAAGGAGAAACTACTTTCATAAAATGGAAGCACGCAGAACCACTAATTGAAAAAGGATATCAATTACTGTAATGCCAGAATTAATTTACAAGGACGATAATCCAAATAACAGAGAAGCATTTCAAGTTTCATTTGATATCCCGAATGACTTGACGGTTAATGAATTTAAAATTATGTGTGTCCGATTGGCAAGTTCAATCGGGTACTCTTATAAATCAATTCAAAAAGTATTTGGAAAGGAGAGTGAGGTTATATCGAGTGACGAAAAAACTAAATTATTATTAGATTCACTTGGAATAAAAGAAAGAAATGAACTAACAGGTTCAATAGAGGAATAATATGAACGAAGAAATGGAAAGACTACTACAACATAAAGTATACACATTAGAACTTATGGTACGAGTTCTACTTGATGAATTAGTAGATACAGAGGTTGTAGATTTCGAGTCAATTATGGAAAGAGTTGACGAGATAGAAAAAGAAACCGAAGAAAAGGTAAAAGAAGCGGAAGATAGAATGAAAAAAGCCGATGAAGATATCATACGAGGTATGTACTACGGCCCAAAAGGAGAGGCATAATGACAACACTATTTGTAATACTGTTTATTATATCATTTATATTTAACTTAGTTCTTTTTTATAGGAGTTATGTTATGGTACAGGTGGTAGAAAAAACACAAGACAAACTTGTATACAATGCAGAGTATACATTGGATACACTAAATAATATGTTGGAAGATATGAGGACAGTAGACCTTAAAGGAGCCTTCGAGTCAGAAGACGAAGTAGGAGCAGTGTTCCAACAATTAAAGACCCTTATAGAGGAATATAAAATAAACTTAGAGAGAGAATATGGCACCACGGAAGAGAAAGAAGAAACGTTATTTTACGAAAGAAACAGAACAGGCGATAATAGATTACAATAACTCTGAATCAAAGAGGGAGAAAGATAAGATATATGCTGATAAAATTCAATATCCATTTGATAAATTAGCAGAAAATATTCTTAACACTTTCAAGTTCCAATACTTTGATGTCCCAAAAGAGGATGTAAAGATGGAAGTTGTATCTCACTTATTGGAGAAAATTCATATGTACAAAGAAGGAAAGGGTAAAGCCTTTTCCTATTTTAGTATTATTGCTAAGAACTATCTTATCGCACGTAACAATAAAAATTACAAACGATACAAAAAGACTGAACTACTTTCAGGTATGCCAGAAACTTGGAATCCTGAAGATGACTTTGAACAGAGAGAACAAAACGAAGAATACAAAGAGTTCAAAGAACTTATGTTGAATTATTGGGACAGACATTTGACAGAAGTATTCACAAAGAAAAGAGACATACAAATAGCCGATGCTATTCTTGAACTATTCAGACGAAGTGAGTATGTAGAAAACTACAATAAGAAACACCTGTATCTACTCATTCGCGAAATGGCTAATTGTAAAACTCACTACATTACAAAGGTAGTAAAAACAATGAGAAGTCATCAACAAAAAATGTTAGATGAATTCTTGGAAAACGGTACAGTTTCAAGTACAGAACAAGATAAGTTTTGGACATATAAATAATTAAGAGTGGGACTTCTCCCACTTTTTCTTTTACCTATATTTATATATACTAACAAAATACAGGTAAAGTATGTCAGACGATTTTCAGTTATTTCCAGGTAAAGACCTAAGTGGTCTATTTAAAGATATTTATGATAACCAAGTAAATAAAAAGAAACGTATATCCGAGGTTATAGCGGAGATGCGTAATATGGTTAGACACGCAGGAGACTTTGCGGTTATCGGGCCTATCATAAAAGACCTTATCGAAACATCGGTTAAGAACGATGAACAACTTGTCAAGTTGGCAACTATTGCTCAAAGAATATTGATTTCGAGACAAAAAAATGAAGGTGAAGAGGGATTCCTATCTAAAGAAGAAAGGGAGCAACTTCTTAAAGAGATTGACGAGGTTGAAGATGAAATCGTACTCGAAGAAGAAGTTATGTCAGATGACGATATCAATGAGGTAAAAGAAAAATTAGAAGAAAACGATGTTAGCTAATTCAAGGTTAGTAGCCGTACAATCTAATCAATCCATAAGTACGTCTAATAAAGATGTGTTTGTGGGATACGTGTTTGAAGTTATTTTAGATGAAGATAACCAAACACTTCAGAGCCTTAACTTATCAGATGAAGCATCTGCTTATATAGGCTCTGTTCGATTCAAGTCATTAGAAAATGCTACTACAAGTAACAAGACATTAGATATAGCCTACCCTTCACCTAATGTAAAAACTTTACCTGTAAAGAATGAGATAGTACGTATCACAAAGAGCCCTAACGGTGGATATTTCTATGACCGAACAGGTGTAGAGATAACACCTAACTTCAATTCATCGGACAGTACTATTTCACGAGTCTTTCCAAAGAAGAACCAATCAAACAGTAGAAACTCTTCCAACTATTCTAATGTACAGAAAACAGGAATAGCGAGAAGTAGTGGTGATTCAAGTTCTGAAACAGATGGATATGGTGATTATTTTGAAGCAAATGGTGGAATTCATAAGTTACGTTTATATGAAGGTGACACTTTACTTGAATCACGATTTGGACAATCACTAAGATTTTCAGGATACAATAATGACAGTACTGAGTTTTCTCCAACAACTATTATACGTAACGGAGAAAATCCAAATACTATTGATGAAGATAATGTAATTAATACAACGGTTGAAGAGGACGTAAATAGGGACGGTAGTATAATCGTTCTTGGTTCTAATCAGTATCAAATTCCATTTCAAGCAGGGACGGTTGACGAGAACGGAAGTTCAGACTTTGAAACTTCACCTGATTCATTTAATAACTACCCATCTGAACTACGGGGAAATCAGATACTAATGAATTCGGGTAGATTAATTTTGTCAGCAAAGACAGGTGAAATGATATTCTACTCTAAAAAGAATTATGGATTTATATCAGACGGTGGTTTATCAATTGACAATAGACTTGGTATTAACGTCACAGTTGGTGACGATATAATTGTAAATGCTGAAGACCGTGACATAAGTTTAAACACAAATAATGGAAAGATAAACTTAGGAGACCAAGACTTACAACCTATTGTAAAAGGTGACGAGTTAGTATCTGTATTAGGTGATTTAATTGACGCTATCACACAGCAGGTTTTCTTGACTCCAAGTGGCCCATCTTCAACTGGCCCAACTAATATAGCAACCTTTAATAAAATAAAACAGGATTTGAGAAACGTATTGAGTTCTCTGAATTCTACATCATAATGAGTTGGGATATATTCAAACAAAATATCAAACGAAGAGTTGACAGACCTGACACTATAAGTGATATAGATACGGTAGCAAAGATTTATGCAGACGAGTATGACCGTGCTATAAAACGAGGTAGAGATACTGTCAACGGTGTGACACTTCAACAAGGTAATAAACAGGCAATGGAGAGGTTATTTAAAGTATCTCTTCAGGTTGGTCAGAATACAACATCTCCTTCGTTCTCTTTAATTACAGAGTTTGGAAAGGGAATAGTTGTTTATTGGACAGGTGCAACATTACAACCAATACCTATACCTGCTATACCTGCCGCAGGAGCAATCCAAAATATATCTGTGACTTCTAACAATGTCACATCTCCAGGCTCTTGGACTCCGAGTCCACCATTTCCACCATTGGATAATACAGATACGTTTTTACAACAATTTATATTATCGGCAACAATACATTTACAAAGTGTGTCAGGAATCGTAAATACTGTTTCATTATATCCGTCTGCACCAACTCCCGTACCCGCTCCAGGGATTGTTCCTTGGATTGGTTACACTGTTTGAGTTGAAAAATACAATAGTTAAATATTTATACAAAAGGTTAAAACTAAAATAGTACAATGGACATAGATAAATTAGTCAAAGGAATTCAGATTATCGTTAAGGAAGAGGTCAAAAAGACCGTACCAAGGGTAGTGAAAGAAGCCGTAAAACGAGAAACTGCTTCCCTACGAAAAGAAAATAAAAAACTTAAAAAGAAAATTAACGAGATTAGTTCTAAAGACGTAGTATATGGCCCTAATGGCCACGTAAACGGAAATGATGATTATGAAGAGGGTACATTTATGGATGAAAACTCAACTAATCAAAATAATATTCCACAGTTTAGTTCTAATCCTGCTATCAATCAAGTATTAGCGGAGACAGCACAGAATTATAGTCCCAATCCAAAGAATGTTCCACCTGCTGAACAACCAAAGCAAATTAATGAAGCATCGGGAAATCCTGAAGATATGGAAGAGTATCCTACAATGAATCACAATATGAGACCACAACCTAACGGGGTTGCTATGAGTGAAGGTGGTGCAGAACAGGTTAAAGCTAATATGAGAGCAGAAATGGAAGCACAATTTCAAGGACAAGGTGGTGGTGGGCCTTCAAGACCTTCTCCAAATGGACTTGGTGTTAAGACAGGACTGGCGGCATTAGACCGAGTACTTAACAGAGACAACTCTGAGTTGGTAAAGAAATTTGATAAAAGTAAAACAGAACCATACCGTCCAGGAAGTGGTAAAAGTAATTGGTAAGATAAATGGCAGTTGAATTAGGTAGAAAAATTGTAAAGGACACGGAAGAGTTTGATGACTACGCAATTGGTATATCTCTACCAATTCAGATTACGAATACTGCTTTTGACCAAACGTATCAGACGATTGACCAAGTTAGGTCAAACATCAAAAACTTGTTGCTCACGCGCAGGGGTGAAAGAATCCTTCAACCTGAATTTGGTAGTGGGTTACAAGAAGTACTTTTTGAGTTTAATAACGATGACGTTTCAGCAGAAATAGAGACTACAATCACAGAGTCATTAGAACAATGGCTTCCTTATGTTACAGTTGAAGAAATAGAAATAGAACAAACTGATTATCTTAAAGATAGAAATAGAGTGAATGTTTCTATTACATTTAGAGTTGGTGACAATCCGAGTTTAGAGGTTGTAACATTTACAGTATAAGATTATGGCAATAACAAAAACAAATAAAGATTTTAATAGTAGTGGTAAAGATATTAAGTATCTGAATAAAGACTTTCAGTCATTCAGAGGGAACTTAATTGATTTTGCCAAGACATACTTTCCAAGAACTTATTCGGACTTCAATGAGTCATCTCCAGGGATGATGTTTATTGAAATGGCTTCGTTTATTGGAGATTCACTTTCGTATTACATTGACGATACACTGAAAGAATCTCTAATGGTTCACGCTGATGATATTGAGAATGTTATTTCTCTATCACAGTATTTAGGATATCAACCAAAGGTGACTTCACCTGCTGTAACAACTTTGTCAGTTTATCAATTATGTCCTGCTGATGGAAATGAGAATCTTAATACTAAGTACCTTCTGAAAATTAGAGACGGTATGAGAGTAGAGTCAGATTCAGGTGTGACATTTATAACACAGGATACGGTAGACTTTTCAAATGACGCAGACAGAGAAGTTTCAGTATATGAAAAAGATAATTCAGGACGAGTATCATTCTTTCTTGTAAGAAAAGAAGTACAGGCTATATCAGCACAAGTTAGAGAAAAGAAAGTCACATTTGGAGCCTATGAAGAATTTCGTTCTATTGATTTACCTGAAACAAATGTAATAGATATTTACGATG